CAGTAGCCACGTTTATTTTTGCTTTTGTTGGTGTTGCCGCTGGCTCAGCCACAGGCAACCTGGAAATTAGCGATTCCGCTATTTGGGCTGGTGTCGGAGCATTGCTTAACTTTGCTTACCGTGCCGCAGAAGTGTATATTGCAGCCAAGGCTGCAAACCGAGACTAATAGTTAGGATCCCTTAGATGGCACGAACGTCCAATAGTGAACTGCTGGCGAGATACCGTAAGAAAATTACGGCATCTCGTCGTTGGCGCAAAGAGGAATCATATGATGAAACCTGGAAGCGCCTGGTTGACATGTATCGGGGTAGACATTACGAGTATTTCACGGACGAGGATCGCATCCTTGTCAACATGATTTTCTCCACAGTTAACGTCATCGCCCCTAGCATTTCGGTCAACTATCCGAAGATCACTGTTGCGGCGGTGAACCCAGAAAACGCCCCGAATGCTGTGATTGCGGAAGCAGTGGTGAACTACTGGTGGCGACATCGGGAAATTAAAACCCAGTTCCGTCGTGCCGTCAAGGACCTACTTATTATTGGTCATGGTTGGATGAAGGTCGGTTACCGATACGTTGAGGAGGAGCGTATCGGTGACGACGAAGATGTCAACGATCCCAACCTAGAAGAAAACTATAGTACAACTAACTTTAATGTGCTAGAGGACGCTCCATTCGTGGAGCGTCTTAGCCCGTTCGATGTGTTCGTTGACCCTGATGGCACCAGCATGGATGACATTAAGTGGATTGCTCACCGTACCCGTCGCCCTATTAGCGACGTCCGCACGGATCGCCGTTACAATCGTACCGCCCGTGAGGAAGTCCAGGCGGTTTCCTACTCTCGCTATAGCGTGGATGAACCCCAGCACCGCAAGATCAACGACAAAGATGAAGGCTATGCTGACATCTTTGAATTCTACGATCTAAGAAATAATACGGTCTGCGTGTTTGCTGAGGGTGGAGAATCCTTCCTGATCAAGCCCCGCCAAATGCCGTATGCCTTCGGGCACCCGTTCGTGATGCTCAGGAACTACGATGTCCCTGACCAGTTCTACCCGATTGGTGACGTTGAGGCAATCGAACCTTTGCAGCGGGAATTGAACGCTACTCGTACTCAGATGATGAACCATCGTAAGAAGTACGCCCGCAAGTATCTGTTCCGTGAAACTAGTATCGACGCTAATGGTCGGGCTGCGATGGAGTCCGACGAGGACAACATCATGGTTCCTGTTATCGGGGATGCCCCGCTAGCAGATGTTGTCCAGCCGTTCCCTGCGTTGATGAACCCACCTGAGTTCTACAATCAGTCGGCAATGATCGAAGCGGACATCAACACTATTAGTGGTGTTGCGGAGTTCATGCGTGGTTCTGTATCCGAAATTCGGCGTACGGCAACGGAAGTCGGATTGCTCCAGGATGCAGCAAACGCCCGTACCGCAGACAAGTTGGCGACCGTTGAAAACGGTATCGCCACCATTGGACGCAAACTACTGGCTCTTAGCCAGCAGTTCCTTACTGGCATCCAGGTCGCAAGAATCCTGGGTCGTGACGGTGAACCAGTCTGGGTCAAGTATGACCGTGACTATATTGCTGGCGAGTTTGACTTCGAGGTTGTGGGTGGTTCGACCATGCCGAACAACGAGTCTGCCCGTCGTGCCCAGGCTGCTGAACTAGTGGCTGCCATGATGCCGTTTGTGTCCGCTGGAGTGGTGGACATGAACAAACTAGCAGCACACGTTCTTCAGAACGGTTTCAACGTCAAGAACCCCGAGGCATTTATCTTGGCTCCTCCGCCCGCACCCGAGGGTATGCCCCCCGAAGGGGAGATGCCACCAGAAGGTATGCCTCCAGAAATGATGGGTGGTATGCCACCCGAGATGATGGGTGGCGCACCGATGGGCGCACCACCTATGCCAATGGGCGGACCTATGCCTAGTGGTCCTGGCGGGGTTCCTTTGGATCCCGCCATCTTGGAGATGTTGATGACTCCTCCGCCAACTAGCGGACCTGGGATCCCTATGGGAGAGTCTATTCCTCCTGAACTTTTAGCAATGCTACTGGCATCTGGTGGTGCTCTTAGTGGTGTTGAGGGGCTACCGCCAGAGGCTGTTGCCCCCCTTCTAGGAAACCCGCCAGTATAACTGGCGAACGATACCCCCTATAGTAGAGCAACCATTTTGGACTCTAGTTTGGAGAATACTGTGGATAACATAGAAGCCGTTACATCTGCCCCAGTTGAGACTGGACAAGCAGGAGGATCGGAAGTTGGGCAGGCAACTGAAACCAGCGCACCTAGTTACGAGTACGTCAATGTTGACGAGATCGGTGATCGATACGTCAAGGTTAAGATTGACGGCGAAGAACTGGATGTGCCAGTTAAGGAAGCACTGAGCGGATACCAGCGTCAAGCGGATTATACTCGCAAGACACAGGAATTGGCAGCCCAGCGAGAAAGCCTACAATACGCTGCAACTTTGGCAGAGGCATTGCAAACTGACCCTACTGGAACTTTGCAACTTCTTAGTCAGCATTATGGAGCGCCAACTAGCGCCAACCAGCCGACCGAGGATTTGGAGTTTATGGACCCGATTGAACGTCAGGTCTATGAACTGAATCAGAAGGTCCAGCAGTTCGAACAGATGCAAGCCAAGCAAGAGTTGGAGCAAGAGATCAACAGACTTGGTAGTAAGTATCAGGACTTTAATGCACCTGAAGTTATTAATCATGCGCTGAGAACTGGAATCGTTGACTTGGAACTGGCATATAAGCAGGTCGCATATGATCGGCTTGCCCAGGAAGTTGCTGCGATTCGTGGTGCTCAGCAAGTGAGTGTGGCTAAGGAGCAGGAGATTCTCGATGCAAAACGAAACGCTGGTTTCGTTTCTGGTGGCACTAGTGCCAATGGTGCAACTGAGCCTGTGGGTCGAATCTCTTCTGTTGCCGACGCTTGGCTGGCGGCAAAACGGCAGATGGGAATGTAATTAACCCACCTTATAACCAACTGGAGTAAACTATGAGTAACCCGAATTTTGATCAACTGTTGGCAACGACACTTGCCAACTACCGTGACCAACTGACCGACAACATTTTCACGGCTCGTCCGTTGACCTTCTTCCTCATGGACAAGGGTCGCATCCGTATGCTGGATGGCGGTACGAAGATCGTGGAACCCCTCATCTATGGAGCAAACAGCACCGTGGCATCGTACTCAGGTTACGACACCATCTCGCTGACCGCCCAGGATGGCATCACGGCTGCCGAATACGACTGGAAGCAGTACGCTGCGTCAATCGCCATCAGCGGTATCGAAGAGGCAAAGAACAACGGCGAAGCCGCCATCCTGAACCTGTTGGAAGCCAAGGTCATGCAGGCTGAGGAGTCTATGCGTGAAGGTTTCAACCAGATGTTCTTCGGTGACGGCACTGGCAACAGTGGCAAGAACTGGAACGGTCTTGGCAACCTGGTGGAAGCATCGGGTACTGTTGGTGGAATCAACCGTGCAACCTCAGGTAACGAGTATTGGCGCTCCTATGAGGAGAACACTGCTGGTGCGCTCACGCTTGCTCAGATGGCTACGGCTTACAACACCGTGTCCGTTGGTAACGATCATCCTGACATGATCCTCACGACGCAGACTCTGTTCGAGAAGTACGAGTCCCTGCTCCAGCCCCAGTTGCGGTACACCGATACCAAGACTGCTGACGCAGGATTCCAGAACCTTCTGTTCAAGGCTGCGCCTGTTGCCTACGATGTGCACTGCACCGCTGGTGTCATGTACTTCCTCAACAGCAAGTACCTGACCCTCGTTGGTCACAGTGGCAAGTGGTTCTCTCAGACGGAGTTCGTCCGTCCCGAGAACCTGGATGCTAAGTATGCTTTGATTATGTGCTACGGCAACCTCACTTGCCGTAACGCTAAGAAGCAGGGTAAGTTGACGGCTAAGACTGCCTGATGTAGTCGATGGTGGGTGGCTCTAATTGGAGCCACCCACCTGACCGTCTAGTTAAAGAAACGATTGGAGCATAATGGCGCAGCCGCCCAAGAAACCGAAGCCACCTAATTCCAAATATAGCGGTGGTCCTCCACCCAAAGTTAAACCGAATATGCCTCAGCCCAAGAATCTTACACCACCTAACGCTACTGGCATTAAGGCAACTAAGCCGAAGGCGAAGAAGGCTAATGGTCGTGTTAGTGCAGGAAGTGGCAAGAACGGTATGTATTGGTGATCTACACTAGTACCCTTTAGTTATCATCCCCACCCGTTTGTGCGGGATGGGGATGTTTTATTGATACGAGGTTTTATGAACAACTCAGCACCCGCACATTCTTATTATGGTAGACCGCAGGGCGATTACAGATTGGCGCATATTGAGGGCGCTAGACTAGCCGCTGCTAGTGCCCCCTATCTGGGGCGTGGCAACAAGTGTGCAGGCAACGATGATACCTGTGAGGGTATGAAAGCCAAGAGTACCGACTTTTGTATGGGTCATCTGCGGAAGATGGCTAAGGAAACCGCTAAGCCGATTGTTTCTGAGGAGGTGACCACGGATGGCGCAGACCAGGATGACGCTGAATGATATTGTGACGAAGGTTCGTGAGGTAACGGAACTGGACTCAACTGATGTGCCTACATCGGTTATCACCATGTATGTCCGTGATGGCTACAATAGAATCATTGACCTGGAACGTCGATGGACGTTCCTGGAGTGCAAGTTCTCTATGACGACCACGCCCAATGTGGGCGAGTACACGATCAACGATTTCACTACGGACGATATCCGTGAGGTTATTTCGATTGTGGACGACGAGGGTACCCGCATGGAGTTCATCTCGTACGACGAGGCTGAGGATTTGTTCCTTGATGTTACCACACCGATCAAGCGCCCGATCATGTACTCCATGTGGGCTGGGAAGATCTACTTGTTCCCAAAGCCGAATGCTGCTTACACGGCTACGGTACGAGCATACCGTTATCCAGAGGATTGGGTGACGAACAACGCTATCGTGGATGGTCCCGCCGCATTCGATATCCCGCTAGTCTACTATGCTACTAGCCGCATCTACCAGGCTCAGGAGGAACTAAACACTGCCGCTAGATACGAGCAGTCCTTCAGTGATGCTATTAGCATGGCACGCCGTGACCTGACTAGACCTCCTAGTAATTCTCCTGTGGTGTTTGCTGGTGGTGCGAAGAAGCGGTTGATGCGAGGCACGGACTGGTCGTACTAGAATGATTAAGGGTATCCGTGTTGATGATTTTACTGGCGGTTTGAATCTTGATTCGAACGCTTTTCGGCTTGCCCCGAATGAAACCAATGATGCTTTGAATGTGGATTTTACTATTGATGGTGGCGTGTCATCCAGATATGGTTTTGTGCGGTCGAATACGACCGCACTCAATGGGGCTAGTGTTGGCAATTTGAAGCCAATGCGTTTGTTCTCCTGGGATAACTCCTCCAGACGTCTAGTTATTGCTACTGAAACGGAAGTGCTCACGTACCCTAGTACGACTACTGGGTATGCTGCTGCCGATAACACTGGCATTGACACTAACGCTACTTATGGTGCAGGGTTTACTACATGGGATCAGGATTCTACTAGTACCTTGTATGTGTCCTGTGGTTTGGGGTACAACTGCTCAAAGATTGATGGGACTACCGTTACTACTTTGACGGCTAGTGGTACTGGCGCATGGCAGAATGATCTGACGA